GAACCCATATTGATAACTCTCTCGCGAAATGCTCCCTGCTTTCCGGCGCGGGCGTCATAATCTTGGGAGATGCTAGCAATCTCTGGCTTTGATAACTCTATATTAAGGTCAATTGCGGTCTGTTGTACAGTGTTACCCTGCAATTGGTTACGCATCATATTATTTTGGTACTGTAGGTCAGCCAACATTTGCTGTTGTTGTTGCTCATGCTGTACTGCCTGCCGTTCCTCAGCAGGAATGTTTGGGTCATTCATCCGTACATGGTTGATCGCAAAGTCCACCAACTTATCTGGTGGGATATTCCACTCTTTGAAGAACGAGTTTAGGTCGTTATTTTGGATGTACGATCCTAGTCTCTGATAGTTAGATGCATACGTGTTAACCGTCTGATCCAACTTTTGGTTATGGTTGCGAAGTGTCTCTCGATCAACCTTTAAATGATCGATCCCATAGGCCCGCTCGTATAAATCCCTTACTTTAGCTTCCATGTCGGCGTCTGTGATTTTATCTTTAATCCAGTCGTCAACTTCTTTTTGCTCGTCCAAAACATTGAACTTATAGTTAGGCTGCCAGTCGCTTACCACCTCATCGCTAGGTTCGTCTGGTGTAACGATAATGTCATCTACGCCTTCGCCGCCTGCTATTGGTAGTTCGATCTCTGCGTTTTCAATGTCTTCTAATCCCATGAACCTTCTCCTTGGCTTTTTGTCCCGTCCTTGGTGGCCTTCCTAAGACTGAAACTGTTGTAACATACCCTGTGAAGCATTTGCCCCTGCCCTGGGCTGGCCCACATTTCCTTGTGGTACTCCATTGGGTGAAACGACTTGCTGAAATGACTGAAGCTGTCCTAGCTCCATATTCTCCAGTTGCTCAAGAGATGCACCTTGCGCCGACAGAAGCTTCATCAACCAATCAAGCGCCCGATGCGGAATCCTTGCTCGCTTTGGTGCTTTCTTGGGATCTGGGCTTGGGACGTACATATCACAGGCGATAAGTGGTCCGTCTACTGGGACATATTCATTCTTTAGGTCTATTAGCTTTTGATCTTTTTCAGCTTGCAGCTTGCGGTGCATGTCGCGCTTCATTGTGTAAAGCTGTTGGATCGGTTGGTCAAGGTAGCGGAAATCTGCTTCCTTCATACGTGAGCCAAACTTTTTGGCGTAGTATGCATGATCGTCGTCCTGGTTAGGCTGTGGGAACTCGCCGCGCTCAATGGCCAACATGTCGTTTTTTACATTTTGGTACTCTACTGCGAGGTCACGGGTAATTTCCTTTTTATTTATAAATGGGAGGTTGCTTATAAGCATGCCCATATCTTCGCGGGTTAGCTGTGATCCAGCATACTGCATCACTTGGGTAAGGGTCAGGTGGGCACCGAATTTTGTGTCGAGCGTGTTATCAGTTTCTTGTACATGTATCTTATACTGCAAAGGAACCGTAGAGCGGAACTCTTGGATGTTGCGCATTTCGCCGCGCCCGATGGCTGGTATCAATTGTTCGTCGGAGTAGTAGTTTTTTGCTAGATCAAGAAAGGTTTCCACAAAGGATACTAGGAAGTCACCAAATTTGGTAGAGTACCGTGATAGCTTCTGTCGTTGCTTGGCGTTCTTAAATAGCACCCCAATCGGGTCTTGTTGGCCGCCCTTAGGATCCTTTTCCATTTCATGCTCGTATACGTCGAGCATCTTATACATCTCGTCGATGGTCGAATCGATGTATGCCTGGTACTGGCCGCCATCTCGTCCGGGTAGGATCTGCGGGGGCACCCCTTGATAGGTAATTCCTCGGACTCCGGGGAGTAACGCACCAGGGGCCAGCTTAGACCCTGATTGGTAAATTATCTTGTCATCTCCAATGGTTATCTGGTGCATAGCCATCGAGCTGGAAGCGCGATTTATTTCTCCCTGAAAAGGACGTGCCTGCTTAATGATCGACCGGCCACGGGCTGACGTAGGATGCTCGTCAAAACCAGTCCATATAAATGGCCAGATACCGTATGGTAACGTGCCTTCCTCTAATACACCCTGACGGGTCGTGATGTAATAGTATCCTTCGGGATGCTCTGGGCCTGGTTTGAAGTAGAAGGACCGCACAAGTGTATGGTTGGTGCTGTGGTCGTAGCCGCCTTTGGTGGCGTCGAATATTACAAAGGCCGAGCCTTTATCTTCTGTGATGAAGCTTAGTTTGTCTGATTGGTCCTTGTACTTGCGCTTGAGGTCTTCGGTGTATGCCATTTGGCGCTCGCATAGCCAAGGGGATTCCTCCTGAGTCTGCGAACCAGCATCACGTAGGAGATTAAACCCAAATATCCGCCGATAGTCAAAGTCACCTCCATATACCGGCTTTTCCATGTCGGGCTGTATTTGGCCTTGCTCGTCATAGAATGGTTGCCCGTCCGGACCCGTCGCCGGTTCATATCCTATAATAGGCCCTTTTTCAGGATCCCACTTTATCATAACGCAGGCTTCACCGATTGTGGTACAGTCGTCGGCTAGTTTGCGCCATAAAGCATCCCACTTATAGCGATAACGGGCGTCGTCGTACACCAACTTATTCAGCTCGGCGGCCTTTTGGTCCTGCCGCTCGTCCTCAAGCTGGGGAGAGATACTGACGCCGGAAGCATACTCATATATCGCGTTGGAGTAGCGTTTTTGGATTTTATGGGTATGATTTTTGAAAATCCGTATTTTTTGATAGTCGTTCTGCGCACGAGCATCCCGCAACTGCGACGTGGGGCCGGTGGCACGACGATTGTAGTGGTCGCCCGCTACCAGCAAGATATTGGAGCGCATTTCCGAGAAAATCTCTCGATCTGTAGATTCGCTTTGTGAGTAAAGCTTGTTTAACTCACCAATATCGTATTTTCTAGTCATGCATGGGGCTCTCTTGCGACGAATAGACATCATATGAGTCGATTATGGTCTGCTCATAGGCCATTGGGTCGGAAATCATCATCAAATTCTCTTCGAATTTGCGTATTTCATCCTGTTGTTCGCTTGTGACCATATTTAAGGGAATTTCTAGTGGTTGCGCTAATTGTCGCCCGTCTTTAGCATCATTTTCGGTATACTGGACCAATCCTTGCTCCAAGACGTCGATATTCGTAGGCTGAGTCGATTCTAAGTTGAATGATACACACATGTCACCCAGTTTCAACTCTTTTACACTTGACTTTTGGCATGCCCTGATAATATCACAGATATCCTTGGCGCTGAACCCACTATGTTCCATATTCTTCATTCCAAAACCTCACGTTATCGTCAAACTCACGCCAAAGAACCTTCCCCGAATCCCTGGGATCCTCGCCCCGCCTGAGTTTGATGTTCCATTCCGCTATTTCCTTAGCCGTCCGCTCCTTAGACGTCTGCTTTTCTATATCGTCCTCGGTCGGCATGCTGCGAATAGCCGTCCAATCCCACGGAATCATTACCGCTGCATAGCGACAGGCATCGATTAGGTCATCCTTGGCCACCCGTTTGTTGGTGTCTGCCATCAGCCGCATGAACTCGCCGCCTAGTTTGCGGATTTCCGGAGTGTCAAATAAAAATAGCATATCGTTGGCAAAGAGCGAGTTTATTATCTCTCCACCAAGAGAGTGAGACTTTTCTGAGTTGGAGAAAGATTCCCCAGAGCGTGAGGCAATTGTGAAAAAATCGCGGCATGCCTGGTCATAGAGCTGCATTGTAAACACCGTGTTACCACGCATAGCCAGAAATTTCATAAATGTGTCACCGGCTGTTGTTGGGATACCATCGCCACGCCATGCGTTATACACATAGCCTTTCCGATAGTCCGGCGTCACCGCAATAAAGGCTATGGCGGATGGGTGCCCTCCCTGGCCTCCCGATCCTATATCCACGCCTGCGTAGAACTTGCAATTCTTTGGTAGTGCAATCGGTTGGATGTAATGTTTGGTGGGTACGAAGGAAGCGTACTTACGACCAATTTCAGAAACGAACCTACCATACACACGCCGATCTACCTCAGTCTGCGACTTACAACTTTTTTCAATCGCCTTGATGCGCTCAATTGTAAAGTGACCTGGCGTACCATCGTTGTATTTCAGACAGTCATACATTGTTACCTGCATCTTCAATGCCTCAGGAAACAATTCTTGGTCCTCAGTTCCCTCTATCGCCCGCCACCACATCTCTTGATTTTTCGTCGCAGTGAATACCATGTCGAAATAACCATCGGTCGAGAACATGCGGGCGCGTAGCTCTGAGTAAAGCTCCGAGGGTAGTTCCTCATCACAGGTAATCATATGTGGAGAACTTGATTGCAAGCTGTGGACATCTTGTGCGTACGTCTTAAAGTAAATGCGCAGCCCGTTACAAAACTCTACGTAGTCAATACGCTTTTTATCGTAGTACGCTTGCCAACCATACTTCGAACATATGTTGCGCTCCTTCTGAGGAGTACGATCAAACATACCAGTCTTCGGCATAAACTCCGGTACCCACTTCGTCTGAAACTCCGAAGTCGCTACGTTCTTATCCGGATATAAATACCAAAACTGCTGGGGATGCGGACTCTTCGGCCACAGCTTGGGCCACATGGCCGT